TATACGTGGTGCTCCATACCCTCACCTCATCACGCTGCCACATTTCGTGGTAACGATGACGGAGGTGTCGATTGTCGGGCCGATGGCTATATAAGCCAAAAGCGTCGACATTCGAAGGTATATACATAATTGGAATAGGCTTCCCATCTCGAGGAAACCACTCCCGATATTGTATATTTAGCGATTTGATAAGGAATCTACGGAGGGATGAAAATCCACGTAGATAGCAATCGTTCGCTAAATGGACCTCTGACATAATTTGGTTGGGTGTGAAGCCCAACCCACACTTTATACGAAAGTATAGAGGTGTTATGTCGGACCCGTTAAGGTAGAAGCCTCCGCATGACTCTCGGAAGGCTTGACCACCATAAAAGGATTTTGTAGTATTAACTACAAAACCCAAACGAGTCAAGATGGGGATGAGGATATCGCTTAGACGAGTGTCTATGGCGATATCATCGCCGTAAATACCGCAAGGCTCATAGCCGTATCGCCTGGAAGAGGCGGGCTGATGAGCGAATGACCGAACTACTGCGCGAATCCGCGCAGGAGTAAGCCATTCAGAGAATTCGGTATTTACATGTGAGTACCTATGAGCGTGCAAACACGCCGCATATATACTCGCCGTCGCAAAGATAATACTCTGCGTCGGAAAGCATACAGCAGAACCCATTGGTGCAAACTTCAGGACGGGAATTAATTCACCGTCAGGAGCGAGCACACAGCGGGACCGCGTGACAGACATCGCGATGACCCAGCTGGGCGGAAATATCCGCTTAACAAGATCAAAGGATACACTGTCACTAGCAGAACTCAAGTCAAGCGTATCTATGGCAGTTGAATAACTACCATATAGCGCCAGACTCTGATTCCTACCTTGGTCCTCAAGACAAAAGAATTGTCTATAGGGACTTCGGTTGACGTGGACCATCATTTGTTTTGAGACTGCTTGCTGCCAGTACATGAGCACATTTGGCTCAATACAGACAGACCGATAAGTCTTTAGACTTTTCGGGACAAACAACAGTCTCGCCACGCGTTCAGTCTGCACGATTGCAGTATGAGCGTCAAATCCGATTTTCATCGGATCAACACCCAAACCTCCCCCTGAGCCATACATTCCAAGTTGGCCAGAGAGGAGAAACCGCTCTATCAGCGGATCACGAGTAAGCAGATGTAGCTTCTCGATGATCCCCCAAACACCCTTCTCAAAGACAGCACCAGGACCAAACTTTGGTCGGAGGTCTGTCCAGGTGAAGGATGGAAGTAGCGTAGACATGATGAGACGCATTGCGCGCACATCATCGTCTCGCAACTCCAGAGTAGCT